GGACAGCACAGACCGCAAGTGTCCTACGTGCTGGCACATCATGACTTCGTCGTCAGTTAAATTAATCTCTATCATTCCGTGATTCCATTTTTGTATGAACATCTATTATTTTTAATGCCTTTTCATTATATTCTTTAATGATGTTTGGTGTTGGCTCTGGTCTGTCGTCCGTCCAGTTGCCCCTCATGATTGAGTCCCTAAGAACTATGAGTCCAGTAATGGCGTGAGATATATGATGCAACCCTGAATCAGGATCATTGTCCTCCCCCTCATACCATGCGGCTAGATGTCGGAACGCAGCATCATAATACACTGAGCCGCGAACACCTACGTCTCTCCAGTTAAATTTACCATACTTTAAGTCACCGTGAAGTTTAACTAGACCAGCCTCAAGTAGCACGTTGACTGGCATACCTGAGATTGGAACCTTTTTAATTCCACAGGCATCTTTTGGATTAGTTTCTTTACTCATAATTATTGTTTTACTGCGGGTTCCATTCGTAGCATCCAATAAAGGTTAGCCGCGGCTTTGGCTACACTAATACCCCACTGGCTTTCTTCATCCGTCCACTCGTAGTGCATATGCTCTGCGGTATCGCAGTCCACTATGACAGATCTAATTTTTGGTAGGTAAGGTAGTCTTTGTAAGTGCATCAGCATGTACGCTTCAATGGCTAGCTGACAGCAGTCCTTTTGGTATCGCTTAGCCTTACCTTTAGTATTTACACGGCACTTGTAGTCCGCGAGAAAGATTCTGGAGTCCTTGATACCTACGAAGTCAACGGAGCCGGCAATCTTAATGCCCCCGTGACTGACTACTTTTTCGCAGCCCAAGGCTTGGACATTGTTGTCATCAATCCAGTCCAGAAATGGCATAGCCCACTTATCCCAGCACGATTTACCTGGGTGTTCGTCGATGCCTAGAACATGGTGATTTATCATACGCTCGATAGTTCCGTGAACCGATGTGCCGAACTCATGCGATGGTATCAACTCACCATCCTTTGGGTGCGGTCTAGTTCCGTAGACCATCTCTGCAAGATTTGCCCAAGGCAAGTCAGGATGCTCTCTGGCTAAATCCGTCATCATCTTTGGCCTGTAGACTTCATCAAGGAACGAGTCCTTGACTATGCCTAGCACCGTCGTAACTGACGGATAAATATCTGCGCCAGCTTTACGGGCTTGTGCAGGAGTCCCCACCCTCGCCTCAAACTGAGGCTCGGATGGGTTCTTGCAGTTGTAGAAGTGACTCATATTTCCTCTTGATCGAGGATGAAATTAAGTCCATCGCGGAGAGCATCGAGGTCAGAGCATTCGTTTGTATCATACTCGTGCTTGCATAGTTCCACTCCGTCACCGTTCATAATTATTATAGTTCTTTGTCCCGATTTAACTATGTTGTCCACGTAGCACGGAAACAAGTGCCTTTGCCCCATCAAAGCAAGTAGTTGTGTGTCGCTGCGAGGCTCTAGCTCGGTCTGGATTGGCATGATATATCGATCCCCAGCTTCAAGTTGTCCGATGCGAGCATCAGAGAATCTGCCACGGAGTCCCATGGCTGATACGATTTCATCATGAGGCAAGCCTATGGCTGGCCCGTCTGGATACGTGTGTATTTTTACTTTCATATGTTTAGTTGGTTGGTTTTATGTAGGCACAGCTTCACTTAAAAACTGTGCAGGAAAATTCTAGTAACATGTTGGATCATTCTAGTAACAAGGTGGAGTATACGATTAACATAACTTACACCTGATTCCATATAAGGATACCCTAGCTTTTATGTCAAGTAAAAGTTTGGTAAGTGATTTAAGTTCAAAGATATTTAATTATCTTACACGCTTGTCAGTATGCGGTAAATTAAGCCTTCCCTTAGCCGCGTAGTATTGATTCAAGCTTATCGTGCTGTCATTTATAACTTCTTTTAATTTTCCGTGACCGCTAGCAACTAGCTTGTTTATCCTTTTGGCTTCATCGTTTATTCTTTTGGTGTCCTTCGCCCTTTTTGCCCTCAGCATTTTTGTGCTGTAAATGCCACGACGGATTGCAAGGTGACGCATTGCCTCTGGTCTACCCTCCCACGGGGTTCCCTTAACAGCTTGGGGCCAACTCATTTTTTGTTCCTCGACTCGCATGATGACCAGTGACAGCCAGTTAGCCTCAGCCTCTGGATCGACACAGATTTTTTGCCTGTTCGGTCTACGTTCTACGCCATCGGTAATGTCCGCAGTCTTGAGGAGTTCGTGATATTTTTCTGTCATGGACTGGCAAAAAGCCAGCGCGGATCTTGCTGATTCTGAATACATATTAGTTTGTGGTTAGTGATTAAATGGTGGAGGTGGGAGGATTTGAACCCCCGTCCCCAGTGCTTAACCAGGTCGATAGCCTTGCACCCCCTGTTAGTTGTTACGCTGCGCGGCATCGCCTGGCAGTCTCGTTTGAATGCTACAAAAAAACGTAGCCTTGTCTACCAAAAAAGCCCGCACCTGTGAAGGTGCGAGCCTAATTTTTAGAGGTAGTTTGATATGATTGTGACCGCCAGCAGTATGCCGCCAACAATGATGCTCCAGAATACGATAAACGCACTCTCCTCTTGCTTGTCTGTCTTGACTAGCTTGTTTGGTTTTTGGTTTTTCATAGTTAGTATGTGGGTTAGATGTATTTTCTGAGGACATTCATCTCGTCCTCTGAGACTTCGGTGATGTCGTAGATTTCATTGACCCTCTCCCAGTCATCGCCTCCGATGTCGAAGGCTTCGGTGACTTGTCTCATTGCTGATTCCCTGTCGAAGGCAGAGAAAAGGTAGTGAGTGTAGGTTTCGTATTCGCCGATCCTCACGAGGATCGTTGCGATGTATTGGCATGGCATTTGTATTTTCATAATTTTGATTGGTTTGTGTTAGTTGATTTGTAAGCGGAATGCTTACACCCAAAAAGCCCCAGCCTTGAAGGGCTGGAGCTGCTGGTTTGTTACACTTTGGTAGTTACATTTGTAAGGGACTGACACGAGCAAGAATTCCCTGAAGAACCCTCCTCGACATCCCACTCGATATCTCCGACATCTACTTGAGCCATAGCTTCGTAAGGTGCATCGAATTCGTTTTCAGCTTCTACTGTTACTTGTATAGTTGCTGTGCATATGTATGTTTTACTCATGATATTTTATATTTGATTGGTTCGTGTTAATCGTAAGCAGCATGCTTACACCCAGAAAGCCCACACCCCAGAGGAGTGTGAGCTGTGTGGATTAGTCTATCTCATTGATGATCTCAAAGCCGCGCTTGATCGCCTTGAGCTTATCTTCGGCATTCTCCAGTTCATAGGCTAGATGGTAGCTGATCTGGAACATAAGGTGAGGATGATTCTCACGTATTATGTTGTGCGCTAGGAGGTCACGAAGGTTTGAGAGAAAACTCCCGTAAAGATCCTCGTTGATCACCCACTGTCTGATCGTGGACATTGGGTCATGGAAGCGGTCTAAGTCCTCTCCGAACAGGTCGAATAGACGTTTGACGGCAGCGTCAGTAATTTTGTATTTCATACTATTTACCTCCCTTCAGTGGCATTGTGTTATAGTTGCTGATGAGTTCAGCGGCGAACTGAGTGAACTCAAGTTCGGTCATGGGCTTTTCGCCCGTGAGTAAGCACTGATTCTTGTGTTGTATGTATGCGTCTTTTATTGTCATGATTTTGATTGGTTGTGTGTTAACGTAGACAGGCCAGAGGTGACCTGCTTACACCCAAAAAGCCCACACCCCAAGGGAGTGTGAGCTGTTGGTTTTAGATGTAGGCAGAAACCTTGTCAAAGGGACAGTTCAAGACGCTAGCTAAGTGCGCCTTATCGACTTTGACTTGCAACTTGCGCCACTTGTCGGCTTTAGCTTTCGATTTGAATCCGTCACTGAGGGGCATCCAATGCTTGCCTCCAGCATGTCCAATGCAATACCAAAGCTTGTCATTGGGATTTTGTGCAATTTGGTTTGCCTTATATTTTGATTTAATTTGCATAATTTTGATTGGTTAATGTTAGTGTGAAATGGACGGACTCAGCGGCATAGCTTGTGCCGCCTTTGGACTTCTGTGTGAAACCTACGTGCCTTCATCCGTCGATGAAAACACTGCTGCAGGCACCTTTTAATTCACGGGTCAAAGCCCTGTCCGTCTACCCAGAAAGCCGTGACCCCGAAGAGCCACGGCTGTGGTGCTATTTGATCTTGAGTTCGATCACCAGTTCGGGTTCTTTGCCCGTTCCCCAAGATGTGACTGACCCCCAGTCATTTACCCAAGGTTCGATCAGATCGCCGACCTCATACCCATTGAGGGTGACGTGGCTTTTCTTCAACTCCGCCTTGGTCTCATCTGTCCACCGGCTCTCGACAGGGTCGAGTTCGATACGATAGACGCGTGCCGTGTGGGTCTCGTCCTTCTTGGTGTTCAAGTTGTAGAACGATTTGACTCTGGCATTTTCCAATGCCTTCAACAGGTCTGGGGATCGACCCCAGAAGCCGTGGCTTGTGACCACAACGTAACGGATAAAACTTTCGTTTTTCTCAGTCATGATTTGATTGGTTTTTGTTATTGGCTCTCCTCATTTACAGCGGCTTGAGACGCTCGCAGGGTGCGGCTGAGTTACCAATCTATGTCCCACTTGCTACGTCATCGATGGTGCTGTCTAGCATCCAACTTCTCCACTTCCAGAGAAGCCATCTGGTGTATCTCACCAGAGTCGGTAGCGTTTGGACTGTCAAGGAACGGGAACTGCACTACTCATAATGCACACTTTCCAAACATAACCAAGCTTTTTTTTCCAGATAAACTAGGGATCTGTAGTAACTCGTTGATAATCAATGAAATTTAAATTCTTAGGTTTTCCGTAAAACCATAGAATCACCTCCCATAAGCACCCATAAACAGCCATTTCATGGCATCCTTGGATGGATGCAAAGTGGCAGCGGATAAGTCCGCTCGCTAGAAAATAAAAAGCTTTTCCATGCAATGCTTATCTCACGCTTGTATCAAGAATCTGAATACAACTTTGCTAGTTCGATCGTATCAAAAACACGGATACAATCTAAATGTATCAAAAATCTAAATACAGATTCGATGTATTCAAAATCTAAATACACTCTAGATGTATTTAAAATCTGGATACAATCTAGATTCTATAAATGTATTCAAAATCTGGATACAATTTATAAATGTATCAAAAATCTGGATACAATTTGGATTGCACTTATAACCAGTGAACATATGTTTACTACTGTGCATATGTTTACATGGGGAGGAGGGGGTCAGCTATGCGTTTGCCGTTAGTATATTGTATTATCAAACGCCCCTCTAAAAAATACAAGCCTCATGGGGCTTACTATCCGCAGCCTCCCCCTGTGCTACTCAGTAGGGTTACTGCTCTAATCATCCTTTGTTCTAGCGGAGAATCCGGATTCTATGTTGCACGAAAATAAGTGTCAAGCATAATTTTATCCAGATTTTATAAAGTATTGACATTCATATAAATTCTTTCTATCAAAAAGATAATGAGTGCAATCAATCCAAGTCTCGAAGAGATGCGAATGGACCTAATGGCCAGTATATCTGAGAGTATTCAGGCAGTCAGCAAAGAAAAGGAGGCTATGAAGGTGAACAGTCTAAGCCGTGCAAATCCAGGCAAGGTAGCGGAGATACTGTATCACTACGCTATGGGCGAGACTCAGACAAAGATGGTCAGGAAGTATAAGTTTAATCGAGATACTGTGATCTCAGTTCTAACTGATTATGCGGACCACATAGGGAAGTTCCGAGAGGTAACTGGCCGACTAGCGGCCAGGAACTACTTGAACTTGTCCTCACTGGAAGAAGACCTCATAGAGAAAGTCCGTGACCGGTTGGAGGGGGATCCGGACTTTGAAGTATCATTCCGTGACCTAAAGGAGCTATCCATAGCTAAGGCAAATGCAGGTAGAGAGGCTTTGACGGCTAGAGGTGAAGCTACACAGATCACGGAAGACAGGAAGGTCTTTACGCAGGATGACTACGAGGCTACAATTAAGGCAGCGAGGGCTAGAATACAGGAAGCCAGAACGATAGAGGCAGAGGTGCAGGATGCCTAAGTCAATCATGGATTCTAGCTATGACCCGATCTATGATCAGATTCGTGGTATCTTGGGAGAGCATTTTGAGAACTACTGCTTTATTGTCATGAATGAGCAGGGTGAACTATTTTATGACTACAATCACCTACCAGCAGGGAGGATGCTTGTAAATGAAATGCAAAAAGAGATTACTGACGGTGACATAAACTTTGAGTGGGAGTTTGAGAACGACCCTGAGGATCTAGAAGAAGACGAATGACTATTGAGTTCACAAATCATCCTGTCCTAGAAGCCCCTACCGATGAAGAGATAGTTATCCTAGGTGAAGCGGATCCTAAGTTGTTGGTTGAACTGCACGAGGCTCATGAGGGTAGGATTCAGTCAGCAAGGGAAGATCCACTGCGTCACGGATTTGAGCTAACAGGTTGGAGCCGAATGCGGAATGCTTTAAAGGACTACGATGAGGTTATTACCTTTGGGGGGAACCGAAGCGGCAAGACAACGGGATGTGCCAAGATGGTAATGGAAGCCGTAACTGAGAACATGGACGGCCACGTTGTATGCTTCAGTCAGAATGCGGACACATCAATTAAGGTTCAGCAGGCTGCAATCTGGGAGATGATGCCTAGAGAGTTCCGTAGGAAGACCAAGAGTATCGATGGTTACGTGAACTACAGTATGCAAAATGGGTTCACGGGCAGTTCTTTTATCTTCCCAGACACCAGAACTAGGGTGGACTTCAAGACATATACGCAGTTCAGTAATAACCAAACAATCCTAGAAGGTTTTGAGTTCGGGTTCCGTAACCCTACAGGAACAAATATAGGAGCCTGGCTGGACGAATACTTGGGGGACGCTGCGCTGGTCAACACCCTGCGCTTTCGTCTTGCGACCAGAGATAGTAAGATGCTGTTGGGGTTTACGCCGATTGATGGGTACACGCCCTTCGTAGCGGAGTACCTCAAAGGAGCCGAGACTCTAGAGACTAAGTCCGCGTCCTTGCTGGATGGCGAACAGGTTCCAGTAATTCAATACAGCCCTGAGCGAGATGCTGGTGTGGTTTACTTGCACTCCGACGAGAACCCGTTTGGCGGCTATGACCGGATTGCCAAGGATCTTAAGAATGCGAACCGTGATACCATCATGGTTCGTGCGTACGGATTGCCTACGAAGTCAATGACTTCACTGCTACCGAACTTCAGCCCAGAGGTTAATGTTCTTAGCAACAAGCCAAACAAATACGGTATGTCCTTCCCTGACAAGGACTCACTGACCTGGTATCATGTAGTTGACCCAGCATTTGCCAGAAACTACGTGGCAATATGGGCAGGGGTGTCCGAGGATGAAGAGATTTTTATACGCAGGGAGTGGCCGGACAGAGATACTTACGGCGAATGGGCATTGTTTGGTGACCCGAAGTGGCGCAAGGGTCCAGCTGCGGACAAGATAGGCTACGACGTGGAGAGGTACTGTGAACTGTTCAAAGACATTGAAGAAGAACTAGGTATCGAGGTCACAGAACGCATAGGTGACTCTAGGTTCTTCGCCAAGGAAAACGAGAATAACGTGGATCTATTCACGGCGTTCTATGACTTCGGCATGAGCTTTACTCCGTCGGACGGACAGCAGGAGGGCATAGGTAACACTAGCCTAGACGATTGGTTCTTCTATAATCCGAACTACGACCTTGATCCTGCCAACAGACCGAGGTGCTACGTGCATGAGGACTGCGGGAATCTTATCGAGAGCATGATTAATTACAATGCAGCCGGCAAATCTGACGAGGCACTCAAAGACTTTTTTGACCTCATCCGTTATTTGCGAATGTCAAATGGCGGTATGGGTCCGGACTATTTTGCATCCTCCGATATGGGGATCACCAGAAAACAACAAGGAGGATACTAATGAAAGTAAAACTAACTGAGTTCGCCGAGTATCACGATACTGACTTCGACGAAGCTCTCAAAATAGCTAAAGAAAAACTACCGCAGGAATATATAAGCGGCAAAGGCAAGAACACCTGGATCAGTCCAGAGGGGCAGGACATCCTGTGCGATGGTCTGTTCATTAACGAAATAATCCCTAAACACTTTAGAGGCAAGGTTTTATCAATTTGTCCGAATCCTAGATTCAACATGGTTCACTTTGTAGAGATAGGAAAAAAGGTTCCCGTTCTGATGCCTAACAGGTTGAAGGATAAGTTTTTGGGAAAGATGATCTGTTTTGAGGTAATCGAATCCGAAACAGGGGTCAGCTATCGTTATGTCAAAGGTTGACAGAACAAAGATATTCTATGACAGGAATCCTTTTACCGGACAAGTAGAGGACGAGAACCTGACTCTGGATTACAAATGGAACCAGCAGAACAGGGATCGTCTCATAATGTGGGAGACATTCAAGCGATACGTGAAGCATGAATCCAAAGTCCCCATGACAAACATAGAGTTATGTGATAAGATAGGCAGTTCTAGGACTCATCTTGCTAGCATGATTCAACTAATAAAAGATAGACTAAATGCAGAACAGTAATATTTCAAAGGCCCTTACCTATGTAGGCACTGAGCCAGACATCACAACTCTTCGATACGCTTACGAGGAAACAATAACGGAGCTTGAATCCTATTTTGATTTATGTCGTACGAGCTACGACGATCGACGGAACTGGTGGCCAGGCAAGAGCCGCGATCACCGCAAGCACGGATCCGATGCGTTTCCTTGGGAGGGTGCTAGCGATACTGAGTGCCATCTCATTGACGAACGGATTACGAAACTTGCATCCCTATTTATTTCTGCACTCAAGAGAGCGAACGTCAGAGCGTTCCCCGTGGAAAGTGGGGACATTGTCCGAAGCAAGTTGGTGTCAGGATTTTTGAAATGGATGATACGATCTGGATACATTCCTCGCTTTTACAGAGAAATGGAACTAGGTGCTAACTACATGTTAGAGCGTGGACTCCTAGTCACCTACGTTGGGTGGCATATGGAGGATCGATCTTTTGAGCAAGAGCTTGATCTTCAACAGATAGCACAAATATCTCCAGAAATCTTTCAAGCTGTCAAGCAAGGTGAAAACGATGAAGAACTCATTCTGCTTATGCAGCAAGTTTTTGACGGCGTTACAGAAAAGCGAGCAAAAACCGCACTCAAAGATCTACGCAAACAAGGAATGGCGAAACTGCCCGTAGTGCGTCGTCAAATTAATTGCCCCGAAGTCAAAACTCTAGCACCTGACGGTGACTTTGTCTTCCCCCCGTATGTTACCGATCCACAACGCGCACCGTATTGTTTCTGGAAAACGTATTACACTCCACAAGAACTAGAACTCAAGGTAACAACTGATGGTTGGGATCAGGACTTCGTGGACATAATGATCGAAAGATACCGAGGCGTAAACATTGACAGCCTTGAGCGATACGAGGAAGGCCGTCGTAGCATGAGCCTAACCGATACTGCATACGAAGCTGATGAACTTATTGAAATTATTTACGGATACCAGAGACTGATCAATGAAGAGGACGGATCCGAAGGAATTTACTGCACAGTATTTCATAAGAACTTTGATGGAGATGTTGCAACTGGGACTCCCGGATATGCAAAGTTTGAGCTACTCAACGGATACGAAGACTATCCAGTAGTAGTGACACGCTTGTCCGAGGACACTAAGCGTCTCTATGATGTATCCACCGTTCCCAGTATTCTTCGTGGCATTCAGAACCAAGTAAAGGTAGAACGTGATTCACGGATTGACCGCAATAGCCTAGCTACTTTGCCTCCAATCTTGCACCCAGTAGGTCAAGCACCTAATGACTGGGGACCAGGTCGTATGATTCCATACCGCCGCAAGGGTGATCTAGACTTTGCACCGATTCCTGCGTACAACCAAGGTTCACTTGAGATGGAGCAGACATTGCTCAACCAAGCCGACAGGATGATTGGGCTGGATCCGAATGATCCAATGTCTCAATCCAGACAGCAGTTCATGGTTGATAAATATCTTAGCCACGTATCTGAGGTGATTCGTATGGCTTACAAGTGCTTCCAAAGATTCGGACCTGATGAGGTCTTCTTCCAAGTAACTGGTATCCCTGATCCTCAAGTAATAAACAAAGGAGATCCAAACGAGAACTTTGACATTATGATTAACTTTGATGTGCTTGACACTGACCCAGATACAGTAGAAAAGAAACTACAAGGGTTCGTTGCATTGAATCAACTTAATGTAAATAACCGAATGAATGTTGATGGATTACTTGATATTGCAGCTGCTAGCATCGATCCAGTCATGGCTGACGCAGTTCTACAACCTGCACAAAATGCTCAACAAGAGATGGTTAAGAATGTTACCGATGATCTTACAAAGATTTTTGCAGGTATTGAAATGCCAGCCCGTCCTACAGGCGCACAGATTGCTATGCAAGTTATTCAGCAATACGCCCAGCAGCCTGACATTCAGCAACGCTTGCAACAGGACGAAGCATTCCGAGGACGCATGGAGAAATACCAGGGTCAGTACACCTTCCAAATACAGCAAGCGCAGAATGCTCAGATCGGTCGAGTTGGCACAGCCCCTGCACAGATGGGTAATGTTAACACTCAGAATATGTAGTATTGTTTTATTAACAAGTACTCACACAATGGCTGATAACAAAACACCTTCACAACTTGCCCAACAGCGAGTTCGTGAGCAGCGTTCACAGAATTACTTCAATATGCTCTCCCTCAACGAGGGCAACAAACCTAAGGTCTACAAGGACAGCAAGGGTAACCGAACCATAGGGATTGGATTCAATCTTGAAGATGCTGGGAACCGCAAGTTCCTCAAACAGCAGGGTATCGACATCAATGAGTTATTTGCTGGTCGAGAGCTTACTGACAGGGAAACAAAAACTCTTTACAACCACAGCCTTACTCAGGCATTCAAGGATGCTCAGTCCTATGATCCTAACTTTGCAAAAAGACCAGAAGCTGTTAAGATGACTTTAGTTGACATGGCCTTCAATCTTGGTTTAACAAAACTAAATAAATTCGTGGACATGAAAAAAGGTCTTATGAACAATGACTACAATATGGCAGCTGACGAAATGGTTGACAGTAACTGGTACAAGCAAGTAAAGTCCAGGGGTCCTCGCATGGTAAACGTAATGCGTTCTGCTGCAAAATAATATGAATATCCAAGACGATATAAAGACACTTCATAATTACGAAGCTTTTGCTAGATTTATGAAGATGGTGCATGACCTCAGAGAAGAGGCTATCGAGGAACTGCACGAAGCTAGCAGTGACAATATTCAACAAATATCCGGACGGATCATCACCTACGATCAGCTTTTACAACTATCAAGCTGGCAGGAACTCAGTGTCCGGCACCGTGAACATTTCTAGGCTGAACAACAACTGTTCACCTATGTTATATTAACGTATCGCAATCTCTCGGCGTAAATGAGTGGAACTTATGACAGATGAAATCACGACTGCTGACTCTGGGGCAGA